CTGATGACCGTATCTGGAAGCTAGATGTAGACAAAGGAGGTAACGGTTATGCTGTTATCAGATTCCTACCTGCACCCGAAGGTGAAGATTTACCATTTGTAAAACTATATTCACACGCATTCCAAGGTCCTGGTGGATGGTTCATTGAGAACTCACTCACTACTCTTGGACAGAAAGACCCTGTTTCTGAGTATAACTCATTACTCTGGAACAATGGTACTGATGCTGGAAAAGAAACAGCAAGAAAGCAGAAGCGTAAGTTAACTTACGTCAGCAACATATATGTTGTAAAAGACCCTGCAAATCCTGAGAACGAAGGTAAAGTATTTCTATACAAGTATGGGAAGAAAATCTTTGACAAACTTACTGCAGCGATGCAACCTGAGTTTGAAGATGAGGAAGCAATCGATCCATTCGATTTCTGGCAAGGTGCTAACTTCAAGTTGAAAGCAAAGAATGTCGCAGGTTACAGAAACTATGATAGTTCTGAATTTGCTGCACAAAGTCCTTTACTTGATGACGATGATGCGATGGAATCACTCTGGAAAAAACAGTTCTCACTTGCTGAGATTGTTGCACCAGACCAATTCAAGACATATGATGAGTTGAAAACTCGTCTAGACTATGTGCTTGGTAACAAAAAGTCCGCTGCACCACAGTTTGAAGAGGAAGATAATGATCGTGGGGAAGCAGAAGAGTTAGTAACTGCTGCTGTATCAAAACCAACTCCTGCAGTTGCAGAAGAAGAGGATGATGCATTATCATACTTTGCAAAACTTGCAGAAGAATAACTGCAAAATAATTGTGTAGGGGGGTCAAACGACCCCCTTTTTTTATGGATTTATAGTTTCGGTATTCTCTGTTGCAACTAAACTTGATGTTATATAATTTGAACTCTTATCATATCTAAGAATATCTCTTAAATCATTAATAAATGTTTGAACAAAACCATTTTTCAAAACATTTATTTCTCTTTTTTCTTCGTTTATCTTATACTCATATTCTAAATTGGTTACTGCTCTCGCTATATTATCTGCAGTTACTGTATATTCATCTTTATCGTCAAGTTGGTTATTTCCTGCTTGTGAAATTAAATTATATCTATTTCCACCAAATTGAGTTGATGATCCGTATATTTTAAAATCAGCATCAACAATAAGATTGGGTGGCAATATTTGACGATCCTGACTATCTTTTATTTCAAAGGTTTCATAATATCTTATAGCATTCATTTTTTCTTCTGAACCATATTTTTCTAAAGCATAGTCATAAACTTGATAATCTTGTAATGGCCATTCGTGATTGATGTTAGTTATACCAGCAACTAAAATTATAATGTAATCTAATGAAGAATCACCATATAGAAAGTCTGCAAGTGTATCTGGTCTATCTCCATCTTTTATAACTAATTTTTGATTTGCAATAACACCACCTCTCACATAATCCATTAACTTGGCACTACGAAATATGTTTTTTATAACAATATAATCTCTCGCTGAAATTTTGTGAGACAGTGGTGATTGATATGCTATGTCTGGTAATTCTCTGAAATATCCCATTAGTATCCCACTCCTGGTCCTGCACCCACTTGCTGATAATCTTCATGATAGATTGGGTTGAGTTCTTTAAATGTTAAACTCATTCTAATATTAACAGGAGTACCGTCTTCATAAGAAGTATATGTACCAGCATTAGTATAATTAACGCTCATACCAGTTAATGCACATAATTTAAATGAGTGTAGAAATGGATGGTCAACATCATCTTTTAAAAATTTAAGTTGAAAAACATCTGGTGATTGTATGAATATACCTGCAGCAGTTCCATTAAACTCTCCTGCTTTTGCTGCCATTGATGCTTTTAAGCGTCTTATAATTTGTTTTACAACTTCACCTTCTTTGGGACTTCTTGGAGAAAATGTTATACTATATGGGAAAGTTCTTAAATTTACTCCTTTGAAAAGTAATTCTAAATTATTATTAAGAATTTGACCTGTAGAACGTGATATAACACTTTGGGGACTTACATTTGAACCTAACGCTCCAATCGCTGCACCAGATAATGCTGCTCTTACTGCACCCTGAGTTTCAGGTTTCAAACCAGGAATATCAATTCCAGTATTTAATGCAGTAACTGCTGCTTGTGCCAAGGCTACTCCGTCTTCTAGAGGATTACCAGCCATTGCTTTTTGTGCAACTGCAAGTGCACCAAGTTCAAGTGCGTTTGCACGATCTTCACCCCAAGTAATTGAGTTTGAATCAGTTAAATCTTGTGGAATAGGTAATTCTATTAAATATTTCATTAATCTATTTGCATCTTTACTCATTCTTGAGTTAGCATCAGTTACTTTAAAGTCTATTCCTGGTCTTTCTGTTCCATCCATCAATTTTCCTTTTTCATTATATACTTTCATTCTTTTATTACCTTTTCCTCTTATATTTGCATCATCACTCATCAATTTTTTATCATTTGTAGTTATCGCACTTACTTTACCATTAGCACCTTTTTCTTTTTTAAACATATTAACTGGTGTTACTGTTGCACCAGCACCATCCTCTGGTGGTTCAAATTTTAGACATTTTATGACAAGTCTGTCACCAGTTCTTTGATTTGAACCTGACGCAAGTGGATAACTTAATGGAGGTAATTTCTTATTTCTATTTCTACTTGTTATTTTTCTATCTCGTGTTTCAAGGGTTGGTAATTTATTGCCAGTTTCTAAAGCCTGTGCAACACCATCCTTATACTCTTGTGAAGCATAATATGTTTCTTGCTTTTTATAATCGGCACCAATTCCTGCTGGTAACATTTTACTACTTTTTTAAGTATTTAGTATGATTTTGACAAAAGGCAAAGTTCTTAGATCTCTTAACTCCATTTCGTCTACTTTGTACAGTCCACCGACTACTTCTGGGAATGTATATTGTCTCATTTCACCCCAATGATAATTCAATCCTTTGAAACCCCATTGGAAAACATCAGTCACAGCAACAAGAGGGTGTGAGTCGTATGCGATGCCAGGTGTTTTTGCACGATATACAAAAACATAAAAATTACCTGCTTCAGGAACATTACTTCCCTCAGTCAACACTTCGAGTATATCTGTTGCTAAATCATCAGCACTTTCATTACCGATGAATCTTTTCATTATAGGATCTATGCGACTCATATATCTAACTCTTTTTCTGTAATTACTTTAAACTCCCACATTCGGTCAGCACAATATTCTCTTGCTGCTTTCCACTTTGCTTGGTTTCTTGCATATTCAAATGCTTCACGAATGTAACCTTTAGTTTGTCTTTTTGGTTTTTTTGGTTTTGTTGTTTGTTTGAGTGGTTTCACTTCAATCAGGTATCTTTTTATTTTACCTGTGTTTTCTTGAACTTTGATATAAAAATCTGGAAAGTATCTATGCACTCGACTATCGTGAGGTGATATGTATGGAAGAGCAATCTCTTCACTTCCCCATTCAAGTATTTTAGTATTTTTATCACAATATACCATAAATTTTCTTTCCCAAAGTGATCTATAAATGATATTTGTTGGATCACCTTTGTACTTTCTAGGAAAGGATGGATAGTATTTTCCCCTATAAGCCATCTAAATAACTATACTATAGAAGTATTTAGAGTGCCAGCACCAAGACCAAGAGGAATATCAGATATAATGCCTAAGTTACAGAATGTAGCTCAGACATCGCAGTTTTTAGTAAAATTTGTTTTACCAAGAGGAGATTGTCGTAGTTTTTTACGACAGAAAGGTATTAATGATCGTTTTATAGCAGATAATGTAGGATTACTTTGTAGTGATGCAGTTTTGCCAGGAAGTGCAATGGCCACCCTTAATACTGCTGGTGATTATCAAGGTGTTATAGAAAGATTTGCTCATACAAGAAATTTCACACAAATTAATTTTGATTTTTATGTTGATAATGAATATAAATCATTAAAATTTTTAGAGCATTGGATGGAATTTATATCAAGTGGATCAATTGCAGATCCATCATCTGATACCTATCATTTTAAAATGAAGTATCCTGATGAGTACAAATCAAATGATACTAGAGTGGTTAAATTTGAGAGAAATCATTCTCAATTTTTAGAATATAGATTTATAGGGATGTTTCCTCTATCTCTAAACTCAACTAGAGTATCATATCAAAATTCTACTGTATTAAAAGCAACTGCATCATTTAGTTTTGACAGATATATTTGTGGTGAAACCAGTTCTCTTGCTAGAGCTTTAGGATTAGATTTAAATAATCAAGCTTCAAGAAATAGAAATGCATCAGCTAGACAAACTGAGTTAAATAATAATAGTTTGTCTAGAATTATGAATGATGATTTAGCGTTACTTAATTATGGAACAACATACAGAAATTTACCTTCAAATCTAGTACAGGGAGGAGTAACGAGAAGATTTGGAACAAATACTACTTTGTTCCCACTTGACGAAAGATAGATTCCAAAAACACCTATAAATAATCATACTGAAGTGTAGTAATTATTATGCCTTTACCAACCATTTCAACTCCAACGTATGAGTTGACATTACCATCATCTAATAGAAAAATTAAATATCGTCCTTTTTTAGTTAAAGAGGAAAAGATTTTAATCATAGCGATGGAAACCCAAGATACAAAACAAATTGCAAGAGCAGTAAAAGATGTTCTATCAAAATGTATTTTGACAAAAGGAATCAAAGTTGAAAAACTTGCAACTTTTGATATTGAATATTTGTTTTTAAATATTCGTGGAAAATCTGTGGGTGAGCATATTGAAGTGATGGTCACTTGCCCTGATGATGAAAAGACACAAGTTCCAATGTCAATCAATATTGATGATATTAAAATTCAAAAAGAGAAAGATCATTCTACTGACATTTCCTTAGATGATACTTATACTTTAAGAATGAAATATCCATCTTTGAGTGAATTTATTAAAAATAATTTCGATTCAATGACTGATATGAAAGTTGAAGATACTTTTGAATTAATTTCATCTTGTATTGATCAAGTATATTCTGAGGAAGAAACGTGGTCGCATCAAGAGTGTACAAAGAAAGAACTATCAGATTTTGTTGAATCACTCAATTCTAATCAATTTAAGATGGTTGAAAATTTCTTTACAACTATGCCAAAATTATCTCATACAGTGCAAGTTACAAATCCAAATACAAAAATTGAGAGTGAAATTAAACTAGAGGGGCTGCAGAGTTTTTTCGGATAAGTATGGCACACGAGGATCTTGTGTCATACTATAAGTTAAATTTTGCTTTGATGCAGCACCATAAATATAGTTTAACTGAACTTGAGAATATGATTCCGTGGGAAAGAGAAATTTATGTTTCACTTTTACAACAGTATATTGAAGAGGAAAATTTAAAAGCACAACAAGAACGTAATGGATGAGGAACAAGGTTTAGTATCACCAATAGCAGGAGGCATTAGAGGTATTAGAAGAAGTGTATCTTCCAGTATCTTTACAGGTCGTGCTGTTCCACCACCAGTTCAACCAGATCCACAAACAACAAGTTTACTTAGTCAGAACTCATTAACTTTAACAAGTGTTTCAGGACAATTATCTGCCATATCTGAACAGATACTTTCTTTGAATAGTTCACTATCAGTAATTAAATCAAATTTAGACGTAAGTGATCAAATAGATAGACAAAGAGAAGCAGCAAAACAAAAAAGAGAAGCAATACTAGCAGAGCAAGGATTAAGGGAAGGTAAGGAATCAGAGCTAGAAAGAAAAATACAAACTGCTTTACTTGCTCCAGTAAGAAGAGTTGCAGGTTTTGCTCAAGGTATATTAAGTAGATTAGGTAATTTTTTATTCATTCTTGCTGCAGGTTGGTTAACTGACAAAACTTTATCATTTTTAAGACTAACATCTGAAGGAAATGTTGATAAATTAAATGAATTTAAAAGAAAATTTTTAATTGACCTTGCACTTTTAGGAGGTATAGGTTTAGCACTGACTGTAGGAATTGGAAAAATAGTTGCAACAGTAGGTGCAATATCAGGTTTAGCTTTAAAATTTGCATTCTCTACATTACTAGTTGCACCTTTTGTTGCAGCATTGAGATTTATTAAAAATAATGTTGATAAATTTATTAAGAATTTTAGACTATACATACGAAATCTTATTACAAAAGCTCCAGGAAAAATTGTAAAAAATTTAGGATTACCATTTTTGGGATTGGGTGGTGTTTCAATGTTGTTTCCTCAACAAATAAAGAAATTTTTTGGTTCAGTATTTGGGAAGAAGTTACTTACTGGAGCAAGTAAAGAAGCACTTGAACAAGGTGCAAAAACAACTGCGAAGACTGGATTTAGGGGTGCTCTAAAATCTTTAGGACCAATTGGAATAGGTCTTGAAGTAGCGTTAGCACCTCTCTTTGCATATTTTGATTTTAAAGACAGAAAAGAAAATCTAGGTCAAACAGAGGGACAGGCAAAAATTGGAGCAACTGCAACTGCGGTTGGTGGCATAGCTGGTACTCTACTTGCATTAACTTTAATACCAGAACCACTTACAAGTGCTGTCGGTTTGATAGGTCTTACTTTATTGAGTATATTCGGTGCTACTGGTGCTGGATTTTTAGCTGATACATTAACTGGGGCTAATAAGAAAAAGGAGATGGATTCAACTCCAGAATATACAGTTGAAGGAAGAGCAGATGGTGGTCCTGTCGATGCTAAAAAACCATATGTTGTTGGAGAAAAAGGACCTGAACTATTCAGTTCAGACATTGCTGGAATGATAACACCAATTAACTTTAAGAAGGATTCAAAAGTATCAGACCTTATATCATCATTTGATCAATCAGCAGAAGTCACAGTTATTCCTTTAAGCACTTCAGAAAAAGGATTGCCAGCAAGTGCAACTATGGCAACTAGTTCAAGCACTCCTAGTGATTCTTTACCAAATATACCATCATCTGATTTTGCAAATAATTTTATTGGATTTTCTGAATCTGTGTATAATGTGGTGGTATAATGTCTATTAAAAGAAGAAGAGACGCAGTTCTTAAATCAAATATTAGTATTAATTCAATAAGAGATTCAGTAGTTAAGTTTACAAAGGGTTTGACTGCTGCAAGACAAACATCATCTGAAATTGTTAAGAGTACAGATAGAAATAATAAATTTAAAAGAACTCTAATAGGAAATGATAATACTTATTTTACAAAGAGAAGAGAGAATGCAAGGAGAAGGCAAAGAGAAGATGAATTAGAAGCATCAACTGTTCAAGGAACAACAAAGAGACAAGGGAATGTTGTTTCAAGAAGTACAAAAGGATTTCTTGGTAGAATACTTGATTTCTTTGGTATTGTATTGATAGGATGGTTTGTTAATACCTTACCTAAAATTTTAAAATCAATTCAGGCATTAATAAAACGAATACAAGGAGCCATATCCATCCTTACTAATTTTATGGAAAGTATGGGAGATTTTTTGGTTGCTATTGGTACAGGAATTAGTGGTGCAATACAAAGTATAAAATCAGTGGTAGATTTAGTCTTATTAAGAAGACAAAATGAAGAAAGTCTTGAAAGTGCAAATAATAATTTGAATAAAGTAAGAAAAGATATGATGACAACTGCGTTTTTATATAACAATCCTGCTAATGCAGGTCTAAAGGATTTTTCAGGAGATCAATTAATAGAATCAGAATTAGACGAAAAGAAAGATAAAAAAGAGGATGAGAGTCCTAAACAAGAAAAACCAAAAGAAGGAGATGCGGACAGTATAGAGGGTGAAAAAGGTAGTTTTAATCTTGATAATACATCTGACAGTGGAACTGATAAACAACAGGAAGAAGATCCTAATGATCAGAACTTTATTAAAGGGGTAAGTGATGATAAAGATTTCAAGAATTTAGAATCTAATAAAGCTCAAGACAAAGGAGAAACTATTAGTG